TGAAGATCCCGAATCAATCCGATACGCCGTATTGGGCTATATGTCATCAGTATTACTTAATGGCGACAATAAACAAGCGCCTTTTGTAATTAGTTCTTTTTCAGAATCATTTATTTACTCAAAAAAAGCAGGATTGGTTTTAGCTTGTTATCAGTCAGTTATCTGAAAAATATGATATAATAAAATAAAAAAGGAGGGATAAATCATGTCAGACTATATGGAAGAGATTAAGATCAACAAACATCGTCTTGAAGAAGAAATCATCAACCAACCGGGGCTTTACATTAAGTGGGCAGAAAAGTCAGCAAGAGCAATGGTAAATCGTATCGAGCTCGACAAGAAAAAGAAATTGGTTCGTGCCGAGCTTGATCGAAAGTACAGATTAAAAATTGAACAGGCAGGAGAGAAAGTCACAGAAAATAGACTCGATGCCTATATTCGTATGGATGAAGAATATAAGGCGGTCAATGAAAAGCTTCTCGAAGCAATAGAAGAAGAAGCAATCATGGTCGATGTTAAATGGGCTTTCCAGCAACGCAAAACTTCTCTTGAATTATTACAGGAAGGGATCATCAATGGTATTTATGCTGACCCCACTGTCAATACAAAAAAGGCGCTCTCAGAAAAAATGAATAAGAAGAGAGGATAAAATGGATGTTGCCCCGTTAATTTTATATTTAATAGTTGGATGCATTGCGTTGATTGCATTCTATGTTGTATTGAGGCTTTTTGCATTCAGTTTGTTTAAAAGTTACTTCCAAGCAAAGAGCGAGTTTTTAACCATGTTGAAAAAAAAGAAGGAGGATTTTAAGAATGAGTAGCAAAAGTATGAGAGAGCAGTTGGCGAAGCGCCTCAAAGAGAATCAGGAGCGTAACGAGTCATTTGGTGGAAGGCTTCTCTTTAAAGACGAAGAGGCGAAAAAGAGAATTTGGAAATGTGGAGAAGGAAAACATATCATCGACATCTTGCCGTATGAAGCGGGCAAATTTGATCCTTCGGCTTCAAAGGGTGAAATTCAATATGTTTATGAATATTATTTTCACGCCGGCCTTGGGATTGAAGGCAAAAACCAGATCATGTGTTTGAGCAAAACTTATGGCAAGCCTTGTCCTATCTGTGAAGATATTGCAAGACTGAAAAGAAATGGCGAAGACGAAGAGGTTATCAAATCGTTGATGCCCAAGCGTAATCCGAAATCCGTTTATAACATTATCTGTTATGACAAGGGCGAAGAAAAGAAAGGCGTTCAGCTCTTCGTTGTTTCTCATTGGTTTATGGGAAAACATCTTCTTGAACTTGCAACAGTTCCCATTCGGGAAGGTATGGATGAAAAGATTGATCCCATTATTCCTTTCATGGATCCCGACGAAGGCAAATCAGTTTATTTCCGTATTGAAGGAGGCCCGAACGATACAAAATATTATGGTCATCAGTTGCTTGACCGCCCAAAGGGTTTTAAGATCAGTAAAGATGTTCTTGATGATTGTTTCTGTCTTGACGAAATAATCAAAATTCCCACCTATGATGAAGTACTGCATATTTATAAATCCGGAAAAGCCACTGACGACGATGATGCTGATCGTCCTTCTCGCAGAGCAAGAGCTACCGATGATGACGATGAGAAACCTTCTCGGTCCAGAAGAAGAGATGAAGACGATGATGAAAGACCCGCCAGAAAATCAAAACAAGATGATGATGTTCAGGCGGATCAGTGTGAGTTTGGTCACAAATTCGGGAAAGACGCAAACAAATATCCCGATGATTGCGAACAGTGTGATCAGTGGCGTGATTGCGTAAAGAAAACGCGTGAAGCAAAGTTGAAAGAAAAAGAAGAATCGGACGAAAAGCCGGCTCGAAGACAGAGAGATGAAGATGAGGAAAAACCTTCCAGATCATCTCGTCGTGAAAAAGATGAAGATGAAGATGAAAAGCCTACTCGTTCACGACGCTCCAGAGAAGATGAGGATGAGGATGAACGCCCTTCAAGACGCCGTGCAATAGAAGATGAGGATGAAAAACCCTCAAGGCGGGAACATGAAGAAGACGAAGATGAAAAGCCTTCAAGACGGCGTGCGCGCAGATAGCCCTTTCTTCCTTCTTGGTGGCTAGGCAAATGTAATTAGTTTCCAAAATAGTCTACCACCAAGAAGGTCTTTCATGGAGACAAAAATGAAAAAAGAAATCGAACAGATTAAAAATGACATCAAAAACTTTACGCCGGCATCAAAAGAAAGAACGGAATTTATTAGTTCTGGTTCTACCCTTTTGAACCTTGCGTTATCACAAAAAGGTATTCATGGTGGGTTTGCACGTAATAGGATCATCAATATCGTTGGTGATGGTAGTTCTGGTAAAACATTGCTCGCGCTTGAAACAGCACATTGGGCATTCAGAAATATCAAAAAAGTTAAATCAAAACTTTTCCCATCGGTAAAAGAAGTCAAGATTGCATACATCAATCGTGAACGTGTTATGGATTTTCCCATTGAAAAAATGTATGGACAAGACTTTGTCAATGCAGTTGAGTGGCGGTATGATATTGCAACCGTTGAAGAATTTGGAAGATATTTTGGAAGACTTGCTCTTGAACATAAAGAAAATGAATGTTTAATTGTCATTCTTGACTCTTGGGATTCTTTAAATTCAGAAGCGGGTCAAGAGCGATTTAAACAAGCTGCATTAAAAGATGAAAGCCCCGATGGTAGTTACAAGACAGAAAAAGCCGCTTACGCCAGCAAAGAATTTTTTAATAATGCTTGTGATCTAATGACAGGAAAAGACATCACTCTTTTTATTATCTCACAAACAAGAACAAAAATAGGCATTACATTTGGAGAAAAGCATTACCGTTCTGGTGGCGATGCTTTAAATTTTTACACCCATCAAGTTCCATGGCTTGCTGAAATTGAGAAGCTTAAAAAGACCTTCAAGGGAGAAACCAGAGTTTATGGCGTAAGGATGCTTGCAAAGATCAAACGAAATAAAGTTGCAAAGCCGTTTAGGCAAGCTGAATCTATTATCTTATTCGACTACGGGATAGACAACATTAGTAGTATGATCAATTATCTTTGGGGGCCAAAAGCAAGCAAGGTGGAGTTTGATGGGTATTCTTTTAAGAATCGTGAGGAATTTATCAATTACATCGAAGAAAACGATCTTGAAGATGAGCTGTCAAAAATGTGCGAAGACCAATGGGCTGAAATTGAAGAAGCAATGGTTCCGGAACGCAAGAGGAAATTTTAATGAGACTGGTAATAGACTGTAATGGTCTTGCTTATAAAAGCGTTTATGCAATGTCCGAACTATCATTCAAGAAAAATCCAACAGGGGTCATTTATGGATTTCTTGAACAGATATATCTCTTGGCAGAAAAGTTCAATACCAATCAATTTGTATTTTGTTGGGACTCAAGAAGATCATACCGAAAGCTTGATTGCAAAACTTATAAAAATCGTAAAATTGATGAAGACAAAACAGACATTATTAAAAAAGCCCATGAGCAGTTTTTTGAAATGAGAAAGAATGTATTGCCGCAAATGGGGTTTAGAAATGTCTATCATCAAACAGGATATGAAGCAGATGATTTGATTGCATGGTGCGTTGCTCGTTTCCCAGATGAATACATAATTGTTTCAAAAGATAATGATTTGTTACAATTGTTATCAGCAAACAAGTATGCACCAATCTCCATTTATAACTTTTCAAATATTGTTACCGCAAACGATTTTACAAAAAAGTATGGTTTAGAACCTTATCAGTGGGCTACGGTAAAAAGCCTTGCGGGTTGTACATCTGATACGGTTCAGGGCATTCCGGGAATTGGAACAGAAACCGCCGTAAAATATTTGAACAATGTATTGAAAGACGGGAAAGCAAAGCAGAAAATTGAAAGCGAAGAAGGCAAAAGGATAATGAAAGAAACATTTAATCTTGTTGCGTTGCCTTATGCTGGAGATGAACAAATCAATATCAAAGATCCTGTCAATGATGAATTTTATTCATTAGATTTCATGGATGTATTTAAAGAGTATGGGTTTAATTCATTTCTCATTGACGAGAAATTTGATAAATGGAGGAAAGTATTTCAACTGAACAAGGGAAGAAAATGAACGAAGGAATAAAATATGACAAGGATAAACAAGGTTGGTATCCCATGCCTCTTGTTATCTTAAAGCCTCTTGCAGATGTTTTCTTGGCAGGAGAAAAAAAATATGAAACTTTTAATTGTCTTAAACCATTTGAAGATAGCGACAGAAGATTTTGGGATGCCATGATGAGACATGCCGAGGCTTGCCAAATTGATCCATTAGCGATTGATGAAGAAACGGGATGTTATCATGGCGCACAAATAGCTTTCAATATGTTATTAAGAATTTTCAACGCTAGGAGGAAATGAGATTATGGTATATGTTGGAATTGATCCGGGGCAACAAGGCGCTATTACATTAATGGAAGATATGACAAAAGACAAAATTACTATTTATGATATGCCTTTGTTGCCGCAAAAGGGAATTGATGGAAAAGAATTGCATGATTTATTTTTATCCATCAAAAGAGATTGCAAATCTATATTCTGTATTCTCGAAAAAGCACAAGCAATGCCTGGACAGGGAAGTGTAGGCGGGTTTAATTATGGTGTCGGTTATGGGAAAATCTTATCAGCGTTGGAAGTAAATCAAATCCCTTTTCAAGAAGTTCACCCAATGCGTTGGAAAAAAGAATTTGGCATTACATCAAAAAGAGGCAAGGCAGAACCGAAACTATCAACGGCAGATAAAAAACAGCTTTCTTTAAGTGCTGTTACTAAGCTGTTTCCTAAGCTGTCCTACCTCTTTCATACCGAACGGGGTAAACTGCTCGACGGTCGGGTAGAATCATTGCTGCTGGCTGAATATGCAAGAAGGATACATAAATGATAAAACAATTAAGGATACAAAACTTCCGATCGCATAAGAATACCAAGCTTGAATTTGTCAAAGGTGTGAATTGTATTGTCGGCCTCCCGGATTCAGGCAAGACAAACATTATTCGCGCAATCAACTGGGCTTTGACAAATAGACCTTTGGGATTCAGATTTCATTCCAACTTTGCAAAAGGCCCGACTGCTGTTGATATTGATTTTGAAGAAGGTAATCAAATATCTCTGGTCAAGTCAAAATCCGAATCGGGTTATGTATGTAATGAAAAGGAATTTAGAGCAATCGGTTCAGATGTTCCCGATGAAGTTTCGAGAATATCAAATATTACAGAACTGAATTTACAAACACAAATGGATAAACCTTTTCTTATATGTGAATCTCCCGGAGAGGTAGCAAAGGTTTTTAACCGAGTGTCAAAATTGGAAAAACCAGATTTAGTCATTGCTTCGTTAACAACAGACATCAATTCAAAAAATAAGCAGATCAAAATACTGTCGTTAGATAAAATAGAATTTGAAGAGAAGCTGAAGCGGTTTGAAAATCTTCCACAAATGAAAAATGATCTGGATGAAATTGAACAAATCGAAAACAAAAGACAAAAAATAAAAAACGAGATAGATGAACTATTTTCAATGATTGAAAATATTGAAGCGGTCAAGAAGATCATGGAAAATATGATTGATGTTGATAAAGCACGAAAAGAACTTGTAAGCATCAATAAACTTTATACAGAAATTGCCAACGAACAAAAGAAGCATATGTCTCTCCAAGATATTATAACAAGCACAGAAGAAGTTGAAGATAAGATGCAAAATATAAAAATGGATTACAAAGATATTCAAAAAGACTTTGGAAAGTTTTTAAAGACCGTTAAAATATGCCCCTACTGCGAAAAGTGCAAAGAACCGATTTCGGCGCATAATCTTGACAAATTTATAAAGGTGGAACTAGCATGAAGATATTACTCCTGTCAGATTTACATCTTGTTGTTGATAATCCTGTTGCGAGGCTTGATGATTTAACAGAAACCCAATGGGATAAATTAGACTGGGTTTATGAATATGCAAAGAAAAATGGGGTTGAGTTGGTTTTACAAGCTGGCGATCTTACTCATACAAAACGGTCGTGGTCTTTATTGAATAGACTTACCGACTTTTTTTCTTTTTATGATGACATCCCAACATGGATTGTTAAAGGGCAGCATGATAGTTATTTCCATGATCTTGATAATAATAAAACAACAACTGGTATATTGCTGTCAGCAAGATTGTTAACATTACTTGATAAAAATGGTTGGTCATCAAAAGGTGTCACTGTTTATGGAGCTTCTTATGGTGAGGAAGCTCCATTTGACTTAAGAGCTAGTAATTATAACATTCTTGTTATTCACGCTCCCATTGCAGAGAAGGGAATACCGGGAGTCAACTATATTGATGCTCTGCAATTTCTGAAAGAACATGATGAGTATGATCTTATTCTCTGTGGGGATATTCATGAAAAGTTTTTAATAAAACACAAAGGCAGGGTCATTTGTAATACTGGTCCGATGTTAAGAATAGAAGCAACAAAATACATGTTAAATCACCGCCCTTGTTTCTTTGTTTTTGATACAGACAAGAAAAACATGATCGAAGAAGTATTGATACCTACCGCACCTGGAAAACTCGTATTGTCAAGAGATCATATTGAAAAACAGAAGCAAAGACAAGATGAATTCAATGATTTTATCGAACGAGTAAAAGATGCTTCTGGAGTCAGTTCGGTTGATTTCTTGGAAAATTTAAATCTGATAATGAAGAAAAACAAAACGCCATTACCCGTAAAAAGAATTGTTGAAAAATATATGGAAGGCGAGAGGAGCGATGTATGAAAAATATTCGAGAACAAATTGAAGCATTTCAAAAAGAGATCAACGATATTCAGCGAGATTACGACAGGGCAAAAGGAAGGTATCAGAGCTATATTGAAGGCCTTCAAAAGTCTTTTGGGGTAAAAACTCTCGCTGAAGCCAAAACTCTCTTGAAAGAAAAGAAGGAAGAACTTGAGAAAAGTGAAAAGAAATTGTCGAAAGCTATTGATGATTTTGAAAGAGAGTATTTATATGAGACTTGATCAAATCAGAGAAATTGTAAAGAAAAGAGAAGTAGAACAAAAGCTTTTATTGAAACAATCCAATGAGTGCAAAAACAAATTAGAAAGTATTGGCATCGAAATTCTTGATATGGTAGAGGCAAGAAACATCATATCGGAAGCTGCAAGAATAACCCAACAGCAATTCAAGATGTTGGTTGAAGAATTGGTTACAACGGCAATTCAAGCGGTCTTTCCAAACAAAGATTATAAATTTATCATGCAATTTGTCTTACAAAACAATCGGCCACAGATTAATCTCTTGGTTCAAGATGGAGAAAACGAACCATATATTCCAAAAGAAGAACAGGGAGGTGGATTGCTCGATATTATCAGTTTTGCTTTACGGGTTGTTTTATGGAGCCTTGAAAAACCAAGAAGCAGAAATATCTTGATTATGGATGAGCCTTTCCGATGGACAGGAAACCTGACAGAACTCGCAGCAAATATGATGAAAGAGATCAGTAAAAAACTCGGTCTTCAAATCATTATGGTTACACATGATGAGAGACTGATGGAAATAGCTGATAAAAGTTGGTTGTGCAAAAAGGAGAAGGAATTGTCTATTGTAAAAGGGTAAATCATTTAACAAACCAAAATCAAGGAGGAAGTTATGGCAAAGAGAGAAGCAGTATCTATTGAGAGCATGATTAATGAAAGTATTGTCGGTGTCATCGAAGATTTGCTTGTTTATGCAAAGAAATTTGACGGCGGGAACAACTCAGCAGGTGCAAAAGCACGGAAAGCATTACAGGGAATAAAGGTTGCTGTCAAAGAAATTCGAGACGAAATTACAGCAATCAAAAACGACAGGAAAAAGTAGTTTTACGAAGTTATCGTATGCCGGCAATACGATGCTGATAAACTTAAAAGATGCTCCCGATGTCGGCGGGAGCATACCTTGATGAGACTATGGCTAAAAAAATTCTTTGTAAACTGCGGACGTGCAAGAAATTTAAAACTTGCAAACAAAAAACCGACCCCTTCAATGGCGGAAAGCTTTGCTGGGGATATGAGAATTATATTAACCAAGACGTACCAAAGAATTTAAAGCAATACGAAGTCTTATTTTCAGAAATCAACATCAATCTCGAAAGAGTTAATGCTCAACTATTTGAACCATTGCCAACAAATAAGAAGAGAGAAATCATAAAAATGTTCTTTTTTGGTAGATCAAATATAAATGACATTGCTGAATGTCTACAATGTTCTCCTCAATATATTTACTCTATATTAAAAAATTGTAAAAATATCTTGTTAGAAAGCATCAAAAAGTGAATATTTATGATATAATATAAGTAAGAAGGAGGGAAAATAAATGCATTATTTAAAATGTAAATCTGAAAACATGCAAATAGCATTTCAATCAATAGCTGATCCTGCAAAAGACAAATTTGGATGTCTTAATTGTGGGCACATTCAGTTTAGATACGCTGGAACTAAACATGAAACAGAAAAAGAAAAGGAGAAAAGAAATGCCAACAGAAAATAATTATGTAAGAAAGTTTTTCAATGAGAACAGGGATAAGTTTGAAACAAAGCGGCAAGCCAGTAAATATCTGAATCACTATGGTAAGGTTTGGAAAGAGGAGCACAACATTCCCTTGACCGATCCGAAAAGGAGGTAAAGATATGGACAAGATTTATGGATATGCACAGTGGCGGAGATTTGAAAGAAAAATGGCAGTATATTTATATTGAAGCTCCCGAAGAAGAAGCCAAGGTGATTTTTTATAATCGCTTTGGGCATAATCCTAACCGAGTAACCTGTACTTGTTGCGGTAAAGATTACAGTATTTCATCAAATAAAACACTGAAAACAATAACAGCTTATAACCGTAATTGCGCTTGGGATGAAAAGAATAAATGCTACATCGAAAAAGCAAGCGCGGAAAAATGGCATGGAAAGTATACAACCCTTGAGAAGTATAAAAAGACAAAAGATGTTCTTATCATTTATAAAAAGGACATTAAGCCGGAAGAAAAAAAAGGAGAGGTTCCTGAACAAGGATATGTTTGGAAATAAAATTTTGAACTTCGGTGCAGTGAGGGCAGTCGTAACTTGGACGTAGCGTGGGGTTTCATTTTGACCGAATGGGTAAAAATCGGTGTCGAGCATCATGCAACTGAGCGACCTGGCCACCGAAGTTCTTTTTTGAAAGGAAAAAATCATGCCCGCAAAATCAAATGACAGAAATTGGACAACGGAGAATGAAAAAGAATGGTTGAACAATATCGGACAGCACAATAAAAACAGAAGAAACAATCTCACGGTTTCTCATGCGCTCCAGTTCTATTTAGAGGCAAGCAAAAAACGAGTAAACTGGGGAAGCATGAATAAAAAAGAAGTAATTGCTTATGCAGAAAGTCTTTTGGCAAGGGAGCTTGACGTTACTGTTGCAAAATGCAGATAATCACAGGAGAGAATCATGAGCCGAAAACAGAAGTTGTCCGGAGCTACATACAGAACTAAAACAGGATGTGGTAATTTATATGTTACCATCAATGAAGATTGCGGCGTTGCAGTAGAAGTATTTGCTACCATGGGGAAAACTGGCGGATGTGCGGACTCACAGATCGAAACAATAGGCAGATTAATTTCTCTTGGTTTGCGTAATAAA